GGCGCTGCCGGCGCGTCGACGCCGAACCCGGTTTACGAGGCTGCGCAGGCAGCCAAAGACAAGGCCGAACGGACGCTCAAGGACATTGCGCCGAACCTGAAACCGGAGGAGGCGGCCTACGCGCACGAGGTAACGGCGCAGGGCGTGCCGAAGCAAGAGGCAGAGGTAGCAAAGCCGGGTGCGCTGGAGCAGCAGCGCGTGGGCCAGGGCTATCAGCAGCTTGAAAGCGAAGTTGGCGCCGCGGGCAAGGGCGCAGTGCGCGCCACTGTGCAGCAGCGCAACGCACTGCCCGAAAGTTCGTCGCTAAACATGCCGCGCGCTCCCACTTCGGAAGAGCTGGCAAGTAGGGGCCGTGTGGAGAGCGTGCCGCTGTCCGACGTACGCGCTACGCAGTCCACGATGCAGTGGAACCGTTTTAATAGTGGCGACCACCCCCCGCCTATCGTCAAAGGTTTCGAGGACAAGCCGGTTGCGGTACGGCAGGAAAACGGTGAGTACCTAGTGTTTGACGGGCACCACCGTACGGTCAAGGCTATGAACGCGGGGCAGCAGTCCAAAGAAATGTACGTCATAGACGCCAAGAGCTATGACCCTGCGAATGCAGGACGCAAGCCGGCGCCTGCGTCTAAGTTTTCGACTTCCGACGACGATTTACTGGCGCAACTCGGGGCGCCGAAAGCAGGGCCTGCAGCGCCCCGTGGGGGTAACGCGTACAACCCAACTCTGACGGACGGCCCAATGGCTGCCGTTACGGGCAAGCAAGTATCCGCACAGCACGCGGAACTGGCGCAGCGTGTCGAAACCGCGATCACGGCGCCCGCGAAGTCGTGGCAAGAGAAATGGGTGCAGATCAAGGACGCGCGTTCGGATCTGCTGCAGGCGGAGCGCGACGCCATGAGCAGCACTGCGCCAGGCAAATCGCAAATCGCGAAGGACATGCGGACGCTGGCCGATACCGTACGAGTGCAGCAAGCCAAGGCGGCAAACTACGTATTCGGGCCGAAGGACGGTCCTGCGTTCATGGACCGTTTGAAGGTGCTTGACGTGCGCTACCGCAACTTGATGGAAGCGACGAACGGCGGCGATCTGGCGCGAGCGGCGAACATGACGGGCGAGGCAGGGCGGGACGCAGACCGGAAGTTCCGGGCCTTCGCGCATGACGACCCGGTGGCGCTGGCGGCGTGGGATGCGATGCGCCGCACGGCGAGCAAGTCCGGCAACGTTGAAAAAGACGTCCGTACGCTCGTGGGCGCGGAGAAAATCCCAGTCCTGGGGCACGTCATCAGCGCAGCGAAGCTGCTGTCCGGCTATGCGGAATGGATGCGCGGCCGCGTGGCCGGATCGCCTGCGACGTTCGCCGACATGGTCCCGGAGTTGAAAGTGGCGGAACAGCGTACGGCGCGGCGCGTGCGTGACATCGCCGGCACGATCGGCGCACGCGCGGCGGTGCAGTGATGGCGCGGCACCAGGGCCTGATTGACCGGCTTACGGAACAGGTTGGCGGCAATCGCGATATGGCGATTTCGATCCTGCGCGATCGCGGCCATGTCGAAAAGGACAGCGAGCGTCTGACGGCCGAAGGTCTGCATCGCGAGATGCTGGGGCCGGCAGGGCGCGCAATCGATCGCGCGGCAAAGACAAGCGGGCGGCTGCCGCGAGACTTCAAGTACGACGCCCGCACGAACCGAGCAACGTTGAAAGATAAGGGGTAAGTGTTCCCTTGGCTGCTCCCACCGCAAAAGCCTGAAACGCCGCGAGAAACCCTCTTACGGCGTCTGCGTGAAGGCGTGCCCGTCGAGCTGGTGACGCGAGCGGCTGGCGTCACCGTGGACAGCCTCAAGGGCGATACGGATGCGGACCAGGCGCTTGCCGAAGGTGAAATCCTGCTATTTGAGCGCGCACGCGATAGCGGCGTTACCGGCATCGTACGGGCCGCGATGCGCTACGAAACTAAATCTTGGTCTGCCAAGGCGGAACCCACGTCGGGGGCGACGCTTGAGGATCTGTTGCGGGACTGAGACGCTCAGCAATGACGTCGTACAAGGCCGGGCCATCGTTCACGTCTGTGATTGTGACTGTCAAGCGTCGCAAGAAATCCGGGATGCCGTGTTGCGCCTCGCCCGGAAACAGGCCGTTGGCGTCTTTCTGCAGCTCGGGGCGGTCGGTCATCGTTCTTCCTTCACGTGGTTTCGCATCGCACGCAACCCCAGCTTTTGCTGCAGCCGAATGACGGAACGTTCCGACAGTCCTAGCGTATCGGCCAACATGGCGGGGTTAACGCCCCTGTGCTCGCGCAGGAACGCCGCGCGCTCCGGGGTGTAGCCGAGCATTTTGCGCCGGTACAGATCGGGGGCGAAGACGGTCACATGGTACCCCTAACAGTATGACATAATATTTCGCGTCAAAAGTGTCATACACCTATCAAAGGCATTACGCAAGGGCTAATCTCGCCTCGATCAATTTGCACCGGAGGCCGAAACCGTGGTCAACATCGTCAACTATGCCGCCCAAGGTATCGGCGGATTTCGCCACTATTCCGGCCTCTTGCCGATCGCACCCGGCGACGGCGGCGCACAGTCGCAGGCCACCGTTCGCATGTTCCACGTTCCGGCGAGCAATGCGGCGGCGATCTTTCGGGGTGATATCATCGTCTCCGCATCGGCCGCGATCGGCGTCCAGGGCGCTGGCGACTTTCCGTGGAACATCGGGGCGCCTTCGGCCTCGGTCGTGATCGGCAACGGCGGCGGTACGCTGCTCGGCAACCAGTCCGAGGCGCCGAACGTCACCCGATGGGTGCCCGGCGATGTGGCGGCCACCTCGATCATCATGGGCGTCTGTGTCGGCTTCGGCTTCACGCTCTACACCGCCAAGAACGGCTTCCAGTACATCCCGGCCAGCACCGAGGCGTGGGTGCTCGTGGAGACGGACCCGCTGGTGCAGATGGCGATCACGGTCCCGACGGTCCCGGGTACCGCATTCAACCTGCAGCTCAACAGCGGCGCCGACGTGCAGGCGAATGCGGGCTTCCAGTCGACGCGGTTCGGCGTTTCGGGGGTATCGCTCAACCCGGCGCTGGCCCTCACGGCAACGCTGCCGCTCCGGGTTCTGAGTTCCGGCGAGCAGATCGGCAACGATCCGACCGCGGCAGGCTTCGTGGCCATGGTGCAGTTCAACCAGAGCCGTCACTACAAGGGCGGCGCGGCCTTCGTGGCCGCGTAACCGCTCGCGACGCCGCAACAGCAATCGAGGAACACGAAAATGCAAATCAAGGTACTGTTCACCGTCGCCGCGCTTATCATCGCGTCGCTGTTCGGCGGGGATGCCAACGCGCAGTCGGCCGCGAAACAGCCGTTCTTTGCGGCTACGAACGCATGGGTGGACGTCGGCAACGGCCCAACCGAGCTGCTCGCGATCGAAGGCAGCGCCGTCGGCTACACGTCCGGCGGCGGCGCGGGCGTCACCGGCACGTCGGCCGCGTCCACGGCAATGACCCTGAGCGGCACGCCCGCGGTTGCGCCGTGCGTCGGTTGCGTCATTACGTGCGCGCCGTCCAACACCGCCGTGTGCACCATTCCGGCGGCCACCACGGTTACCGCCTACAACGGCACCACGGGCGTTACCACGTCGGTTGCGACTACGACAACCGCGGCGTCGCTGAACTGGGGGGCAGCATGTCCCGCCACGGGCACGGCGCCCACGCCACCGAGCGCCACCGGCAACACGCTTAGCCCTCCACTGAACCTGCGCGCGGCAGCGGGCTCGACTGGCTCCGGGCTCGCAACGCCGGTCTACTCGACTGCGCGGGTCTGCGTGTACGGCGGGCAGCAACAGGGCGGCACGTTCGTCAATTTCCCGATCGGTGCTTGGTAAGGGGCAGCAATGGCCAACGTTGCCAGCCAGACCCGGAGCTATCAGTTCTGGAACAACATCAGCGCCACGCCCGCGGACTTCGATCTTGACGCGGGCTGGTACGGGCTGACGCTTGTGCTCACGAGCGGCGGCGCTGCGACGTCGCTGCAGAAGCTTATGCCCGATTTGACGACGTACGCGCCCGTGCTCGGTAGTTTTACTTTCGCCGCGACGGGCGGGTACGCGAACCTGATATTGCCAGCGGGCCAGTACCGACTGCTCTTGACTGCCGCAGTCGGGCTGATCGGCACTATCGAGCTGATTTCACGCGGCGGGAGCCGGTAATGCGCGTCACCATCATCAAGGAAGACAATCGCGTGGTCGTCGACGGCGAAAGCCACACCGTCGACTGCAGCGACCTGCCGGCGGACTTCCACGCGCTGCAGTGGGTGGAGACGCACGGCGAAGTCGAGTACGGCACGGTACGTTGCGATCATTGCGGTGCGCGATCGAAAAAGCCGAACATGCCGATTATCGACAGCACGCCATATCACAAGTACGTGGACGCATGGCGGGTTGCGAAGGCCGCGGCCGAAGCGGAGAAAGCGAAGGCCGCCGATGCTGCCCGACCCGAAAATTAAATGTCCGGCCACCGGCTTCGCAAAATCGTGTCGCGCCATCGTTACAAAATGCGACTGTCCGAAGTTTGTGACAATCCGGGGCCGGGACCCGCAAACCGGCGCCGACGTCGACAGATCCGGCTGCGTCGATGGATTTTTGCCCCTGCTGCTCATTGAAAACGCCCAGATGTCGCGTCAAGTGGGCGCGGCCGTGGAGAGCTTCCGCAACGAAGTGGTGAAGGCGGAAGCGAACGCCGCGGAGACGCGCCAAGAGGTCCTGGAACGGCTGGCGCCGGCTATGATGCTTCGGTAAGACGTGCTAGGCTACGCCGGGACAGGATCACAGGAGGCATCAAAATGACGAAGCTCAAGGACGAACTTACCAGGCTGCACGGGGAAGTTGGACGCTTGGAGGCCTCGCTCCGGGGCTCTCTCGTCAACCAGCACCTCGCGGACATCGTTGGCGGGGCGCGCGGCCGTCTGGCCGACGCCGTGGCGCACCCGGACGCCGATACCGACATGGAGAAGCCGGCCGCACCGCAACCCGTCGCCGAAATCAAACCCGGCGACGACGTTGACGCGCAGCTGAAGACGGATCTGGAAGCCGCGAAAGCAAAGACCGACGCCGCGGACGCGAAGCACCTCGAATTGCTGCGCCAGGAACAGGCCAAGGCGTCGGCTGCGTTTCCGTTCACTTCGGACGCCGCTGCGAAGGCGGCGCTGCGCACCGACGGCCCGACCGTCGCGGAGTACGTTGCGGCCGGCTACAGCCCGCGCAGCTACCCGCCAGGGGGCTACGCTCCCAAGAGCACGGCGGAGGAAATCACCGCGGCCGTTGCTGCCGAAGACACGCGCCTTAGCGATCACGGGTAACGCATGGCGGACGGCCTGCCCACCAAAGCAAAGGTTGGTGTTCCCGGCAACTCCGTGAACATCAGCCCGGCGACGTACTTCATTGCCAAGCGCATGGAGACCGCCGGCATGCTGCGGCCCGGGCAGG